ACTCTGCGTCTGGGCCTCGCGGCGCACGATCTCGGCTTCATATGCCTGCCGCTGCTGTTCCGCCGCCGTGGCCTCACGCTGCGCTTGCTCGCGCTGGGCGTTGGCCTCGTGGTATGTGGAAAGCATGTGGGCGTATGCCGCCGGGTCCGTTCGTGCCAGCCTTGCGTCCGGCACTTGCGGCTTAAGCTGCTCGGCATAGTGGTTGAGCCGGGCAACGGCCTCCTGCTGTAGCCCTTCGGCATAGCGGAGGTATTCCATCTGCGTCGTTTCCTTGACGTTGGCCACTTCCTGGGCCTTCGCGTGGAACGCGCGTTCGAGCTCGCCGATGCGACGGGTCGTGAACCGCTTCGCCTCTTCCGGCAGGCCCTTGAAAATCTCTTTCTCTTCGGCCGTCAGGGAAACCGGGGGAGCGAGTTCGTCGTCCTCCTTGTCTTCCTCTTCGGACAGGTCGAGGTCTTCGCCTTCTTCCGCGCCCTCTGCAGGCTCGCCTTGGGGTGTCTCTTCCTCTTCCTCCTCTTCGGGCTCCTCGTTGAGCAGCCGCTCGGCCATCTTGTTGAATGTTTCTTCGGCCGGAGACGGCAATTCTTCGCCTCTGGCTGCCGTTTCGGGCTGGGCCATTGCTTTAGTTTCCTTGTTTCAAGAGTGGGTTAGGGCAGGAACTCTCGCAGCCGCCTGCTCGGCTCGGTCATGCTATCGAGTTCATCGACCCGCAGCGTAGCGCGCTGTTGCACCCTGCCCTCTTCAATCAGGACGCGAATGGCGGTGTCGATGTTGTCGATGATCTTCATCGCGGTTGCGAGCTTGGTGATCGCTTCGGTGCGCTTCACAGGGTCAAGCTCATTCACGGCGATTTGGGCGATGCTCTCAGCGTAAACCTTGCGCTGTTCCTTGAGCGCAGGCCCGACGAACTCGTTGTAGCAGGTGTCGGCGCGTTCGCCCCGGGCGGCTAGATCGCTACTCATCCACGACTTCCTCCGCTCGCAGGGCGGTGCGGGCGTAAATTACAACATCCTCTTCCTCGGGATTCCAAAAACCAGCATCGCCACTGTCGACGAGCGCGACATAGCGACCGAGCAGTGCCTTCAACGCCCTGCGAAGACGCTCAGTTTCTTCTGCACTACTCACTTAAATCCCCTCCCGGTCTGTTCTTGCTCATCGCGTCCTTGCGGTCCTCGTTGCGCATCGTCTGATGGTCGGCGCGATCGGCGTTGCGGGCGGCGATCTGCGCGTCCATCTCCAACCGCTTCTCTTCGATATCCTGCTCGGCCTGCATCTTCTGGAGTGCCAAGTTGGCCTCGAATGCCGCCTTGTCCTCGGCGAGTTGCGCCTGGTGTTCTGCCTCATCGCGGGCCAACTGGGCCTTTTCGGTCGTGGCAGCGCGTTCAAGTTGCGCCTTCTGCTCGGCGACTGCTTGCTCCAGATTGAGTTTCGCCACTTCGCCGTCCATGTCGGCGGCCTGGCCCTGCAATTTCATCTCGGCCAGCCGAGCCGCTATGGTTGCATCGCTTTCCGCCTGCCGGATCGCGAGGTCGGCATCCAAGGTCGCTTTCCCGTGCGCCAGGTTGGCGTCGAGAATGGCCTTGTCCTCAGCTAGTGCAGCGGCTTGGGCGGCGCCGTCCTGCGTCAGTTGAATCCCACGCGCCTTCAGTTGGGCGAGTTCGATCTCGGTCTGCGCCTTGGCCTGCGCGATCTCCAATTCCGCATCCAGTTTCCGCGATTGTAGCTGGAAATCTGCGACCGCCTTCATCTGCTCCAGCTCGTGCGCGGACTCTGCATCCTTCATCTGGAGTTGCAATTTGACCGCCGCCTCCTGCTGCTGGCCCTGTAACTTGGCCTGCTGCAACTGCATTTCGGCTTGCATCTTCTGTTCTTCAGGCGACGGTTGCGGCGGCTGGGGCGGAATGGTCGAAGGGTCGATCACGAAGTCTTCCGGAGACCCTAGCGATGCATCCCTGACCACACCTGAAATCGACTTGTAAATCTGTTCCGGGCCGACGATCGGAAGCCCGCCCAGCATCACCTGTTGCTGGATCTGAAGCAGCATCATCCTGTTTTGAAGCCGTTGCTCTTTCCTCCCGGTCCCCAAGCCAACCCGAATGATCACATCCATCTCATCGGGCCACTGCGACGGGTCGATCATGCGGTATTGCCCATCCACTCGAAGGCGGATCGGAGGAGAGTAACGCCGATAAAGCTGGTATTTGAGCGTCATCAATTCGGACAGAGCCTCGGCGAAGTTGCGGGCGAGGTATTCCTCCATCTGCTGGCCCTGGGCACTTATCAGCGCAGCACCCGTAGCCGTCTTGTTCAGAGTCTCAGCATCCAGCCCCTGGTTGAGCCGCGTGATCCCCGTCCGCGACTCCCGCTGGCCGATCATAAACTCGATGGCCTGAAACGCCGTCCCGCTTACGTCCTGCTTCTGCTCCATCGTTGGAGGAACTGCCCCCGAATAACGGATGATGCGGTTGGGTCTTACCGTTAAGAGGTCGTCGTATGTGTTTTCGTTGACCGCAGTGTCAGGGACAAGATAGCCGGGGGCGAGATTGCAGTAGAGCCCGTCAAGGCCCAACCTAAGTAGGGCCGTATTGATGCGCTGGATGTCGGTGACTTTTTCGGCAAGGGCCTCTCCATCAATCCGCGCCGGCATGGGGAACGGGCAATAAACCCTGAACGGCTGGTAATCGACTTCCTCGACCCGCAGCAGCGCATTGCCGACCCGATGAACGCATAGCCTTTCCGCAATCCCGTCTTCGTCCAGGTCATAGCGGACATACTCTTCCATCAGCACGACCTGCCGAAGAACCCCCTGCCGGTCCCGACCCCAATCGGCATGTTTCAGTGACGAGCGGGTCTGGGCTAAGGATGTATCGGTCTGCGAATAGTCCTGGTGGGCGTCGTTTACCTCGTCCTCGTCAAAACCCATCTCGACCAGGTTTGAGACGGTGGTGACGCAGGCATGGGCCAGATACGGCGCCTCATCCAGTGTGCAGGCATCGGGGGAAAAGCGAAACTCCTCCAATGGGACCAGCCGGTCGTGGAACTCGATCTTTTCCTCGGTCGTCGTGACCCGCAGGATCGTGCCCATCTGCGGGTCTTCGCCGATCTTCTCCTTGGAGACGATGTCGCCCTCGATCATGGGCAGCAAGGCCTCGGGAATGTCCCGTTCCACCTTCTTCTTGGTCGTCTCGGTGCAGGCTTTCGCTATCCCGATGACTGAGACATTGCCTTCCTTGAACCAGTCGTGGAGCAGCCTGTAACCCTTGCGTGAGAAGTCCCGCCGCATGACTTCGGTAGCGTCATCAGCGGCCTGCTCGTCCTCGGTGGACATCGGCTCGAACTCGACCACCCGGTCACCACTCACGAACACCCGCAGGACCGACACTTCCATGTGGTCGATGACTTCGGCCACATCTCTTGCGACAGCCTTGGAGCGCCCGTCGATCTCATCCCCGTAATAATCGCCCTTGTATGACCGGAGGTTGGTCTCCGCCCGGTCAAGCAAGTCCTCGTTGCGTGACCTGACTTCCTCTTCCTTCAGGAAAGCGAGGAGTTCGGGCTGTTCGATCATCAGGCAATCATTTCGTCGTGCGCGGCGAGAAGATCGGCCTGACGCTCGGCGGCCTCGCGAGTCTCCGCGACCCAAACGACAGGATGCTCGACGGGATCGCCAACGCCGATGCCGGTGTCGATCACGACCCAAGGATGGTATTTGCTATCGCGCGTCCGAACTTGGTAGCGGTTCATACAATCCCCCTCGACTCATATTTGATTGCGCGGATGGTCTTGGGCGTCTCGTGCGCGATGCACATCAGCCCGAAAGCATCGGCGCCATGCGACGACCAATCGTGCTCCGGGCCCAAGCCGATGTCGCGCTGGTCGTCCTTCTTCTCATGATACCAGCCCAAGGCGTCTCTGCCGGCCTCGGTGGTCTTCTCGTTGAATCGGATCGAGGGGAACAGTCTGCGGGCAGCTTCGACCCGCTTCATCGCGGCTTGCTTGCCCTGGTTCTTAACGACCTCTGTTCGGAAGCCTGCGGCTCTAACATGCTCCTCGAATTTCTCAGCAGTCAAATGGTCGGGCGCCGCCCCATCGTGGGGGAGGTAGCAAATCGCCGCAGCGTATCCCTTCTCGCGCAGCCAGTTGAGATGCGTAGCCAATGGCTGTCCTACGGCCTCGTAATAGTTCAACACCCGGATTTGTGTCCCGACGAACTGCCCGACCCAGATTGCCGTTGCGTCCCGCGTCCCGATGTCCCAGAAAGCGCGGTATTCCATCAGCGGGTCGGGATCGACCTCGGCTATCCGCCCGGCAGTCCTGGCCTCTGTGAGAGCCGCCGCATAGTAAGCCCCTTCGGCTATCGTGACGTAATCTCCCTCCCAAATGTGCTGGTACTGGTCAGGATACATCCTCAGACAGTCGGTGCGCTCCTGCTCCAGCTCAGCGGTAAACCACGGGTTATCACGCCAGTTTGCTCTAACGACCACGGCGCCTGTCGGTATCTGCTCCCCCCGGAACATCACATCGACAGGATCGGACTTCCGCCTGGGATTGTAACTCCACCACAACTGAGACCCAGGGGCTCTCATTGTCGGGCGGTACAGGCTTAGGCTTTTCCTTGTTGCGCCCTGTGCCTCTTCCCACCAGCCACGCTTGAAACCCTCCAGCGACTTGATCGAGTCCGAGGTGTAGTCGTTCATTCCCTTGAAGATGATTAGTCCGTCACCAGGCGTTGAGATCAGGTCTCGGTAAACCTTGAAGCCGTCTGCCTCGCCCAATCCGAAATCGTAGAGCTTGGTTTCCAGCAATAGCTTTGACGACTGAGCCAAGTCCTTCTGCACCTCTCGAATGCAGACCGACCTTAATCCTTCCCCGCCGTTCTCTCCGGGCTCGGCCAGTGAATCCTCTATCAAGTGGCCGGCGAAGAAGTGGGACTTGCCCGACCCCCTGCCGCCATGCGCTACCTTGTCGCGGGCTGGAGCAAGAAGAGGTTCAAAGACCTCCGCTGTCTCAATCTCAAGGACGGACGATAGTGCGCTTGATCTCATGGATCACTGGATTGTCAGGGTCTCCGCCGACCTGAATTGGAATGAGTTTGGACGCGAGCTTATAGAACTCGGTCGCATTGTCCTTGGCCCATTTGAGGAAGTGGGCGTTTGCCTTGTCCGCGTCCTCAACGCTATCCTGCAAGTCAGCATACACCGCGACAATTGCATCCTTTATGATCGCGGTCGTTTTGTTCGCTGAGCCTTTCGGGCGCCCCGGGCCTGGCTTGCCAGCGAACAGTTTCTTCTCAGTTTCTTTAACCACATCACCCTCGCTTTCAGCTTCCCGAAGGATGGGCTGGTTTGGGTTCTATCTGATTGAGCAAGGCTTCAACCATGCGCTCGTGAAGCTCTTCGCATTCGTCGAGCCAGCCCTGGAATATCTCTTTGTGTTTCTGTTCCTGCTGAGGAACGGGCGGCATCAGCCAAGGCCGGACGCGGGCAGGAGGAGCTTCAGCAAATAGATCGCCAGCACCACGATCGCGATGATCTGGATGATCTTCTTCACCGTCGCATCGATGGGAATCAGCTGGACGATGTAGAGCACCGCCCCGACGATGATGAGCAGGATGAGGAGTTGCAGCAGCATAAGGCCTCCATGTGTTCACCCGCCGCGCGCAGGATTCGCCTGCTCGCTCCATGATCTCGGTTGCTCAGGGCTCTGGCGCGGCGGTTCGCATCCACAAAGGGGTTAAGCGGACGCGGAAACAAAAAGCGCCCGCAGACCTATGGCCTCGGGCGCAATCCCAGTGATTGGTGATTTG